TGCTGGGGGCAGATATGGAATTCGGATAAGATCAGCAGGCAATGTTGTAAACAAAGCGTGTGGTGTAGCAGCTATGCAAAACCATGCATCTGGTTCATCTACAGTTACTGCTTGGTATGCATTTTATTCTGAAGGTAATCAAAGGTCAGGCGATAGTTCATCTACAACTGAATGGAATTGTTTTAGAGCAGACGATCCAGCTATTGGCACTCACACGATACAGGATCTGCTTGGATTCTCAACTGAAGAAATGCAAGAAGGTGTTAACAATGCAGCCATTGCAATTCAAGGAACTAATGCTACTGGTTCGGCAATCCACTTCAACTGGGCAGCAGGTGGATCGACTGAAAAGTGGTATGCAAATGCAGCAGGTGAATTAACGGGTATTGCAAATACCATTATCAATTTAACCGCACCAACGCGGGTACTTATTAGCAATGAGTTAGAAATTGACGGTAATTTGAATCATGATGGAACTAACATTGGATTCTATGGCACTGCGCCAGCAGCTCAGAGTGCTGCATATACTCCAACAAATGTGACCACAGACCGAGCTTACGATGCAGATACAGTTGTCATTACAGAATTAGCTGATATAGTCGGGACATTGATTGCAGATTTACAGAACATTGGACTTATTGGCTAAGGAGGATCGATGCCTAGTTTTAGCGTTACTATAACAGTCACTAGAGACACACAAGAAGAGCTTAATAAATTAAGAGACGAGTGGCTTGTCACTAATCCAATACCTGATGATAACGAGGACGGTGTACCTGATCTGAGTTTTGCTAATTGGTTTAAACAACACTTGAAACAACGTATTATTCAAGATATTAAGAAGGGCAGGATTAGATCAACACCACCCACCTTGCCAGATACTTCTGACATTGATGGGAGTGTAGGATGACACGCGAAGAAGCTAAGAATATGTTATTCAACGCTTGTGGGCAGATGAACATTGCACTTGCAGTTCATCAGCAATTACAAGAAGCGATCAAGGTATTATCTAAAGACAATGGTAAAGACAAACCTAAACCTAACGCCAAAAAAGACAAATGATAAAAGCGATATTCGAATTTCTCAATAAACTTCTTTCGCTATTTACAAAAACCCCGTATGAAAAAGCGGAAGCTCGGAAGAAAAAAATTCTAGCTCAGATAAATAAGGAGCATGAGGATGGTTTATGAAATATTTGATATGCTTATCACTATTTGTGGGATGTTCCTCATTGCCTACTGGTCCTGTTGGTTCACCTGCCACTACATATGGATTCCAAGTGTTGCATTGTATAGACAAGCAAGGAAGAGTAGAGCTAGAACTAAAAATCGTAGATCTTGAAGAGCAACTGATAGGAGCACAGAAGTTATGTCAACCATAGATGTACAATACTATGATAATTTTTTGAAGACTCCGGAAGCAGTGCGTGATTATGCTTTGTCAATGGTCTATCGTACGCATGAACATATGGGCAACACTGTGGCTGAAGCTCCGGTATGGCAAGACTACCAAACGAAGTTCGGTCAGCCTGGTAAAATATCTTTTTTTAGAATGGGTGATGGTAAAAAGACCTCAACGTGGGTACACTCTGATAAATCAGTCGGTGTCAAAACCTCCATATTGTATTTATCTAAATCTATAGATAATCCTCTGTTTGATGAAGACGGAACTCGGTTTTGCAGGCACAAGTCCTCCGGATTACTTGCTCCAGCAGACAATAAACTTTATGACTTCACACTAGACGAATACCGAGATCCTGCGCAGTGGGAAGAAGTTAAACGAGTAAAGATGAAATTCAATAGATTAATTTATTACGATTCCAGATACTTTCATTCACGTCTTTGTGAAGAGCATTGGAGTGGACGATTAGTGCAGGTAGTTTTCTTTTAATCCCATTTGATAGTATCGAGCAATCTATCCATACGTACCGGCTTCAATAATTCACCATTGCAAGCTAGAGTGTGAATGACTTCACCTAAAACAACTCCAACAAAATTGCCAACAAATGTTCCAAGTATTCCAGGCATCCCATAGTAGTAAGCAGCGTATTTGCCAATCACTCCCAAAAATACAGCCAAATTATCTTTAAATACTTCTTTGGTAGCTCCACAGTAAGGACCAAAAATTACCCTTGCAGAATTGACCAATAAAATAACATCAGGATTAGTAGCAGTTTGACCATGCAGCAACTGAGGCATTCGCCTTTCAAATTCTGCAAATGTTTTTATCTGAAGTGCAGGACGAAGTGCATTCTTGATTTTGTTTTTGTCTCTGCGTTCTTGGCGTTGCTCACGACTTTCACATCGATCTGCATATACAGGAGCAATAGTCATGGAACATAGCGTCAAAACCAAAAAACACGCTAAAATTCTTTGTCTCATTTGAACCATCCCATAATTCGTGACATGAGCGAAGGTTTTGCCTGCTCTGCAGGTTTCTGTAAAAACTCAACGATTTTTGCAACATTCATGTCCTTATGATCAAGCAAATTTTTAACAAGCTCTACTGGAGCCTTATTTTTAATGTTGTTGTAAATCGCTTCACCACCCCTATTAAACATAAACTCATCGCCTTCAGCGATATGTATCTGCAAAGGAGGGTGCTGTACACTAACGAGATTGCCACCAGCTTTCTCCAAATCATTTAAATCGTAATGCGACTTACTGGTGTAGTTAGCTCGTACCATAAACAACGACAACGCTACCCCCAAATCTGCACTACCTATTCGACAAAGTGGATTGATAAAATCATAAGCATAACAAAATGTTTGTAATGCATTGACTACCACTACTCGATCAAAATCCTTCGGACGATGCAACCATAACTGTAAAGCGTTAGCTCCACCCATCGATATGCCTATAAGAAATCGTCTCTTAGGTTTGAAATGTTTGTTCTCCAGATGTGATAACACCTTCATGAAATCGTCTATGGTAGAGAATGGAATTTTTTTATTTGGTCCTTTAGTTAGCAACCAACTACTCCCTAAACTGATAGTGATAACTCTAGGCTCTTTTGCTAGACGAGATCGCACTCTCAAAAATTTCTGACTTTCAAGTAGTAACGAAGGCTTTGTCCAAGACTCCTCACCAGCAAATGCTCCATGCATGAACACGATGAGATTTTCCGAATCGTTGAACAAATCGTAACAGTAGCTGTACTCGATGTTGCCGAGATTTTGTTTTTCTGCACAGATATGAGCTAACGGAGGAGTATTTCCATTACCATTAAAATCACATGATGTTATCATGCACAGCGTCAATATTAAAAATATAAATAAAAATTTCATATCACTTCTTCCTAGATACAAGAATGCCCACAGCAAACGAGACTAAAGCCAAGATCAGATAAAATAGAACTTCTATCATCATTTTCGAGATAACTTTTCAGTCAAATCCATAAGACTTTTAATAGCTTTATCTGGTTGTTCACCAGGAATCAACAATGCAATTGTATACAATCCAGCCAGTAAAGATGATGCAGCACCCAAATAAGGTAGAAAATCTAATTCTAATAGCCATCTTAAAAAATCCATATTGCCCTCCTAAGTGATTTTAGTATAGCATGGACTTTCAGGAGAACCACAATGAGTGATAAACACACCCCAATTAACGTGTCCAAAGACGAAAAAGACCAGTTACTTAAAGTTGAAACCATTAAAATCAATGATGACATTGGAAAAATGCTTGCAAAAAAACGACTCTACTCAGCAGCTGATGCTCTCGGAGTCCACGCTAAAGGCTATAAACATACTGGTAGTGCAGCAGTCCACTTCTATTTCAGCGAACTTGTTGGACCAGCACACATAGTACAGATTCAAATGGGAAGAACAGCAGAATACGTGGCTATTATGGGCAGCAATAAATTCATCAAACAACTAATGGAGTCCTATGGACACGAAATTGCACAAAAAAAATAAACGTTTAACGTCCACAACTACAATTAGAATCTCGAAAGATCTTTATTCCTTTTTAAAATCTATGTATGAAGATCCACTCAACGACACAATGGACATCGTTATCAAGCGACTCTTACCGAACCCAGACACCAATGACAAAGTTCATTACGCTGTTGGTGACATCGTACTTGATGATAGGGCAAGCGCAGAAGCATTGGCAGAAATCAAAGGGGAAAAAATATGTATCATGAAAGAATTGAACAGCTAGCGTTGCTTGCGCAACCATTCGATACATTCACAAAGGAAACATTTTATGCATACATCATCAGCTTGCGGAACGAAGACTTTAAAAAGAAAGCAACTACTAAAAGAACTTATAAAGTTGTCTCAATCGGCAAGAATAAAAAAGGAACATATATTGTGCGATGCAGGCGAAGACCAAAAGCAGTCACCAGGTCAGAGATCGATTATCTTAGTAAAGAAATCGGAGAATCCTATTTAACTACTTGGAATTTATTCAAAGACCGTAACATTGCTATCTCTGAAACAATCATCGACGACATTCAAATAGAAAAAGCAATTAAAGGCTTGCCATATTAATTCTGACATGCTTAATTAATTTTACTCTTAAAAATATTTGAAGAGATTGAGGATAAAAAATGTCAAAAGAAATGCTGTCTGTTACGCAGGACGGAAAACAACTCCACGTCAAAATAAATTATTCATCACTAGAACTCTTACAAACTTGTTTACGAAAGGCATTCTACTATTTCATTAGAGAACTCCAGTCGAAGGTAATGCCACCAGCACTCATTTTCGGAACAGCTTTTCATAAAGCAATGGAAGTCTGGTACTGCTCACCCTTCGATAACCGCAAGTTAATGACACCCGAATGTATGGATGCTCAAGCAGCTATTGCCTACGGTAACGACACTGATCCTTCATTACAACATGGAGGTTGTGCTCGTTGCGCTAGCATCTTCTCGTTCGTTGAAAACATGAGTGAGCTAGCAGCGTTGCCCGAAACTGAAGCAAGATCAATTCGTAACGGCATAGAAATTTTGAACGACTACTTTTCGAAGAGTATTCCAGAGCTTGATCCTTTTACTATATATACTGACGACAGCGGTCCTTACATTGAGAGACGAATAGAGTTTGTCATCGCTGAAGACGAGAAGTTAAAGATAACTTATTTTGGGACGGTAGATGCTATTTGGAAACAGATGAACACAAAAAAATTGTACGTCGTAGATCACAAAACAACTTGGCAACTCGGTAAAGACTTCACCAATCGTCACCGTCCCAATTTTCAATACACAGGCTACCTGCTCGGAGCAAGAGAGACCTTCGGTCTTGACATCGATTCGTTCATTGTTAATGGAGTACAGGTAGCAAAAATCAAACGAGACTCCCGACGAATTTTCACCTACCGAACTAAGGAAGATTATAACGAACTTCGACTTGCAGTAATTCACAACGTTGGTCGTTGGCTAAATGCAGTTGAAGCTAAAAGCTTTCCAATGAATACACCAAACCCATGCACGATGTACGGTGGCTGTCAGTACCACGATGTCTGCATGGCAACAGCAGAGACGCGAGAACCAATCATAAGGAGCCTATATGAAACTAAGCCAGCTTCCAAAAATGACTGATTTAAAAACTTTATTAATAGGAGAACCAGGTGCAGGAAAAACATGTTTCTCTACTAGTTTCCCGACTCCGATCTATAGTTTCGACTTTGACGGCAAGATCAACAGCGCAGCTCGACACCACGATGCAGCTCGAATTGATGAAATTGAATGCGATAGTTACAGAGCTGGAGGATTCGATGAAGCAGCTCCAATCTTCGACCTCTTCGACGAACGCTTCAACGCACTCGAAGCAGCATCGAAAAAAGGACAACTCCAATACAAGACAGTAATCCTCGACTCACTCACTCCATTCGGTGACATATTATTAAAGGCTTGCATGAAACGCTTCCCGACAAACCGTGTTCGTCCACAAATGCCATCGCAAAGTGACTACCACACACTGTCCCTCGAATTTAAAAACTATCTCAACAGATTCCTTGCACTTAAAGCTAACATCGTAGTGACTGCACACATTCAGATAATGAAAGACGACTACACCGGAGAGATTTTGCGAATGGCACAGACTGTAGGAAGCAAACTGCCTAAGTGGTTGCCAACAATATTTGAGGAAGTCTACCGATGCTATCGCCAAGACAAGGGAACACAAAAAGCTTACATTGCAGATACGGCAAACGGAAAGTACGCTTGTCGCACACAGATTCCAGGATTACCTGGAGTAATAACGCAGGACTATAAAAGTCTAGTAACAGGAGGAAACAAATGAAGTCAACGGCAATAACCCTAACAGATGGAGTCACAACGCTGGCTATCGACACGGACATATCCGTGGCAGAGGTAGCAGTTGCTATCTTTACAACAGCCAAACTTGCACACTCTACAAACGGAGCCAGTAAGAAAATTGGAAGACCCTTTGGCTCTACAACAACTTTCAAAAAAATAAGGAAAAGAAGGAGAAGTATCTAATGGAAATCGTACCAAACTTTGAAAACATTAAAGATGAATTTCCCGTGGTAGCACCAGGAATGTACCCTGCTCGCATTCTTGAAATCGGTAGCGATACTGGTTGGGAAGGTGAACCAGCAGTCAAAGTCACATTTGAAATTTTCGGTGACAAACATGTTGGAAGCAGATTGTGGTGGAACAAGTTAGCCACTGATGGTCCTAACGCTCGTAAATTTCAAAAGCTGTTAGAAGCAGCACTCGGTGAAGCTCCTGCAGGATCTTTCGAGACTGACGTATTATTAGGTCGCGAAGTTAAAGTTCAAGTTGTAAACAGCACAGCCAAAGACGGCAGCAAAGTTTACGCCAACATTAAAACAGTTCATCCCATGGCAGAGTAGGCAATTTGACTGACGATTGGAGAGATAACCACAATATGCAAAGGTGTGGAACTTGCCAGTCGTCGGTCATTTATTAGGAGAAACAATGATCGACAAACATTTAGAAGAATTAAGAGCATTACGATATACCGTTGGATCGAAAAAATTAGATTGGAGTGATGCCAAAAAAAAATTAAGCGATTATCAACTCAAGCATTTTGGAGTGCCTATAGGCATCTATGTAGATGTTTCGACATTACAAATTATAGTTGATGCTGTGAGGAAAAACGAACATGAAAATATGGATGAATAAAAAGAGTGGACAGTTGATGGTAGTCACTCCTTGGTGGGCTATCGCTCCTAATATGGAACCGATACTTGAAACTAAAGTTAATGGTCATGATATTTTTGTTGGTTCAATGTACAAATGTGGATGGATGTTAAGCAATCAACATGGTGTTTTCTTTGGGCTTAACCTCAGCGCAGAAAAAGAATTTGAAGAGATCGGTGATCTATGACGTGGAGTGAGTACTGGACAACATACATCAGTTCAACATGGTCAGCACACGCAACGTTCATGGTAATAGGCTGTTTAGTTTTTTACTTTGGATACAGACTTGGCAACAGCGAGAGGGTAAATGGAATTACAAAGAGCAATAAGGGGAACAGGACCAGCTGACGCAAAAATACTATTTGTCGATTCGTTTCCACGCTACGATGAAGTCCGCGAAAAACAGCCACTCTGTGGCTATGCAGGAAAACTATTTACTGCACTCATGCAGCAAGCAGGACTAGCTCGACGCTTCGTACGATTCGAATCAGTCATCGAAACAATGCCGCCTAACGGCAAGCTCTACTATCTAGACAACTACGAACAAGAACGATGGAAGCTCGATCTCTTCGAGCGAATCAAAAATCTCAAACCTAACGTCATCGTTCCCCTCGGAGAGCTACCACTCAATGTCCTCACCGATAAAACATCGATAGATAAGTGGCAGCTATCGATACTGCCTGGAGTGACAGGCATCAAAACTATTCCAATGCTCTGTCCACGCAACATCCTTAAAACTTACAAAGATATTCCCTATCTTATCCATGGACTCAACAGAGTAAAGAAGCATTCAGCTTTTGCTGAGATGCCAGTCATAGACGAGTCTGGTTTTTTAATAAATTCTACCTACAGTGACACCATGAGATGGTTAGACGATGCGATGAGTACAGAATATTTGTCAGTCGACATCGAGACATCGAAGTGTCAGATCAGTTGCGTAGGCTTAGGCACTTCACCAACAAATGTTATCTCCATACCTGTCTTCCCGGACAAGTGGAGTGAGGAGGAATTTCATGAAATATTCAAACGAATTGATAGACTATTGGCGACCAAGCACATTCAAAAGATACTTCAAAACGGAATCTATGACATTTCCTATTTCGCGAAGTACGGCATTACTGTTAACGGCTTCTGGCACGATACGATGCTTGCACAGAAGTTCCTTTATCCAGAACTGCGTATGGGTCTTGATTATGTTGCCAGGATTTTTACTGAGCGTCCTTACTGGAAAGACGAAGGATCTGACTGGCGAAGAGTTGCTGACTGGGATAAGCACTACCTTTACAACTGCAAAGACGTGGCAGGGACATTCGATGCTTGTTTTGGACAGCGAAGAGCACTTGCCGAGAGAAATTTACAATCATTGTTTGACGGATATATCATGCCCCTCACAGATGTTGTCAAAGAGATGTGTTTTAGAGGACTCCCAGTACATGATGCCACTCTTAGAGAGTTTAGATCTGACGTCAATGCCCATATCGAAACGCTTACGGGACAGCTTGACGTACGAACGCAATCCATTATTGGAAAAACTATAAATCCACGATCTCCCAAACAAGTAAAAGAATTACTATCAAGCATGAAAATAGCATTGCCAGTTCGGCAAGGGAAAACAACAACTGACAAAAAAGCTTTAAAAACATTAGCTATAAAGTATCCCAAAGAAGATATATTTTCAATATTATTAGATTTATCGAAGTACCAGAAGATGCACAGCTCTTATCTCAATTTTGCTTACGATGATGATGGAAGGATGAGGTACACACTCAATGTCCACGGAACAGAAACAGGTCGCTTTAGCTGCTATAAAGACCCATTTGATAAGGGAGTTAATGCGCAAACTATACCCAAAGGTTTGCGAAAAGTGTTTAAAACAACTCCGAATAACACCTTCATCCAAGTTGATCTTGCCCAAGCGGAAGCACGATTTGTCGCTTGGGATGCACCAGAACCTAAGCTTATACAGATGTATATTGACGGTGAAGACATTCATCGCTTTGTCGCATCGAGATTATTCGACATCGCACCTGAGGATGTCACTGTAGGTAGAATTTATTAAAAAACCAGACTCGTCTATGACTGGCATCTCAGCAAAAGCTGAATGCTTCTTTACTCTGTTGA